CCTTGAATTAATCCCATTAAACTATCTGTCATTCTATCAGTTGCACTTTTAGCAACTCCAATAAATGCTTTTTCTGTATCATTTAAAACTGTTTTTAATGGTTTTAATTCTTCTTTTACTCTTGCAAATCCTTGAACATTAATTCTTAAAGGTTCATTTACTTTTTTAATTGACTCCCCAACATTATCATAACTAGCAACAATTTCTCTTAATCTTCTAGTAACGCTTTTGCCAAATGTAACTTCATCAATTTTTGGAAAAACTTTAATTACTTCTCCAATTTTATTAAATGAATCAATAAAAAAATTTACAAAATCTCTAGCACCATCAATGGCAACTGCAAACCCTGTTAAAATACTTGTTGTTAAAAATCTAGCTAATCTTGATAATGGTGGTAAAACAAATGATGTTATTGATTGACCAATACTACTAAAAGTTCTGCCTAATTTATCAAATAAATCATTAGCTTGTTCAACTGCTTTTGCATCTTCTTGAGTAAGTTGAAATGTTACAGAATTAAATTCATCTCTTAATTTTTTTAGTTCTGATGAACCTGCTTGTAATGTATTAACTAAATTAACACCAGACCTACCAAATAAATCAAATGCAATTCTAACTTTATCTGCAGGGTCTTTTATACCACTTAAACGATCTGAAACTTCATTTAATAATTCATTAGTTGGCTTTAATGCGCCATCTGTATTAGTTACACTTATTCCTAATGCTTCAAACGCCTTAACACCAACACCTAATCCAGTAGATGCTTCTGATATACTTCTTGAAAATCTAGTTAAACCTTTTTCTAATTCTTCAGAACTAGCACCAGTTTGACTTGCTGCAAATTGTAATGTTTGGATTTGATTAACTGTTAGACCTAAACGACTAGATGCTTTAGCTAGATTGTCAATTTGTGTTGCAAATTGTTTTAATGCAACTGTTGCACCTAAACCAATTAAAGCAGTTTTAACATTAGCAACTGATCTACCAATTCTGCTTAACCCACCTCTAACACTTGCAAATGCTTGTCTTGTTTTGTCTACTGCTGATAAGGTAACTTTAAGATTTTGGTCTGCCATCTTCTACTGCCTTAAAATATGCTTGCCATTCATTTATATCTGATAAAGTCAAATGTTCAACTTCATCAACTGTTTTGTGTAAGCGATCTGCCAAAGCTAATAAATTAAACCTTAACAAATCGCTTTTTAGTTTTTTTCTTGTTCCTCTACAGAAACAATATCACCAAACATTTTTGCCGATAATTCTGCAATTATGTTTACTTTTTCACTCATTAAAAATGGTTTATCTGCTATTGTAAATGCTTTTTCACCATCTTTGGTTTCAGCTTTTTCAATTATTAAATCTACCATTCCATCTACAGTCATATCATTTAGAAAGTTTTTATGCTTTCTCTGCAACTTATTAATATCACCTGCAGTTATAGCACTAGCATATAAAATTAATGGAGCATTGTTTTCACCCCATTCTAGAACTTCAATAGTTCTTTTTTCTTTTATACGTCTAGATGCAATCTGTTCACCTAATGACATTAATCACCTCTAAACAGTTGCAGCAGTAAGAGCACCAGAGCCTTGCAATGTAAAAGATGCTTCAACCATACCATCAAATGATGATGTAATTGTTCTTCCTGTTACGATTGCAGTTCCAGAATAATAAGTGTCACCACTTGTTGCACCCTCTGGATAGACTGCTAAAGTTACAGATGCACCAACTGCAAATGATACTTGACCATTTGTATCTGTTTCATCCCAGAATACATCTACAGAACCACTAAATGTTTTTAATCCTGTTAGATATGTTCTTGAAGTGTCACCCATTGTTGTATCTTCAATGGTATCTGCACTTTCTTCTAAACTAAAAGAACGAATTTCAGCGACTGTATTTGAGCCACTTTTAACTGTTCCCTCTGATCCTGCGTGTGTTGCCATTTTTATCTCCTTTTAAGCTGCAGTTTCTACGTCATTTTCTAAGGTTCTATAAATTACCTCAACTGTAAAGCGACCTATGGCAATAGGTTGTTCACCATCACCACTATAGTCACTTTCAAAAGATGTCACTTGTGTATCTTTCGCAAGACTTCCAAACGTAACATCTGATGCAATAGCTTCTTCAACTTCTACTGCAATCGTGTCAAGTGTATTGTCATAGTTGCTTGTCGCTTTAACATATGCTTCAACACCAATTTCTAAAACCCTATTTATTGATCTAGGTCTTGTTAATGTATCAAAAGTTGTAACTTCTGACTTTGTAAATATACATAATCCCGGAAGATTATTACTTTCTAATGGATATATTCTTGATCTAAAAATATTTGTTCCTGTAGTTGTTAGATTAGTCAACCTTGTAACCATAGCATCTCTAATTTGATTCCTTAAATGTGCCACTAGTTTTTCTCTAATACAAAAGTTGTCATTCCAGTTCCATCATCTTGAACAATCCTAATTGTATAAGCCACACCTAAAATTGTTATAGCATCACCCTCTGTAGCACTAGAAACATCATCAGTTCTACATAAAAATCGAGGTTGCTGAATTGCAACTCCCACACTACCACCTGCATCAACCTCTATAAATTCGTTATCAAATATACCAGTTATATTAGCAGCAGAACCACCTTGAACAGTATAACTTGCAGTAGTTCCAAAATCATCTACTTCTAAGAATAATAATCGATCTGCTGCACTTTCAACTGCCATTACTCATCCTCTGGTGTTTCTAATGCTTTAACTGCTCTGTTAATAATACTTTTTTTTGTTTTTTTAACTTTAGCTTCTTCTGCAAAACCTCTAGTAATTAATTTGTTTGCAATTCTATCATCAATGTCATGTTCTTCACCTGCAAACATATTACCATTTGTTCCGATATAACATTTTTCTAAAATTTTAATTTTCATAAATACCTCGTAATAGTTAATGGGAGTGATCCGAAAACCACTCCCAATTTATTATGCTAATTAAGCAGTTGAGATTTCATCTGTCTTAGCAAATGATATTGCATTTCTTAATGCAACGTCAACTTCTTGCATAACACTTATAGTCACATCACCAGACTTTGAACCAGAATATGGGTCAACTATGATTGATGGCGCTCCAAATAATCCCACCATTAACTGTGAGAAGTCACCAAAGATCATTGCTGATGCATCTGATCCACCATCACCCGGGTCTAGGTCTGATGGTACATTGTTAGTGAACTCTGCCTTGTAACCATAAATGGCATTCCAAGGGTCATTCAATAACATAATACTATCTGTTGATCCAACTTTAACAGTATTTGCCATTTTAGCTTTAACTTTAGGGTTAGTTAAGAAACCTAATGTATTTGCATTCACAACTCCATTATCTTCTTCAACTAACTTAACAAGGTCTGTTATATCTGCCCAAGTTAAGGCTGCAACGTCTGTACCTGCAGAAATATCTAAATTATTCACATCTGAATTGTTTAGAATTCCAGTTGGTTGTCCAGAAGAACCAGAACCATTTATTGCATGATATTCAATCTTATCAGCAATAGAACGTAAAAGGTCATCTTGAACAATCTGCTCGATTGCAGGAACACTTTCTAACATTAATAGTCTAGACATAGTTGCGAATGCACCTAATGTTCTAGGTTGTAATGTTACACCTGCATCTGTTGGACTTTGGTCTGAAACATCTGCTGCTTCTTCAACAAATCCTGCTGATGCACCTGTTGCAATTTTAGGTATTCTAATTCTATTAGTTAGACCACCCATATAAGTAACACCTAAGTTTGACATTACTTGCTTTGCTCTTAGTGCTTCTATGAACAAGTCACCTCTTTGGATTGTTGGAACAAACTGATCTGTTACATTCTCACCAGAGATACCACCTGTGGCTGCAGTTGTCATAACACCAGAACGCCAAGCAAAATCTGGAACATACATTCCTTGTGATTGCTTACCAGTTCTTTTAGCTATTTCTTCTGACATTTCTCTTTCATAGCCTGCATTTTTCCAATCACCTGTTACTTGTGCTTGAATCATTCTTCCTAAAGAATAAGTTCTTTTTTCTTTAGATGCTTCTTCAATCACATTTACAGGTGTATCAAGTGGCTTGTCATTTCCAATAACGTCTAGAAGTTCACCTCTAAACTCGGCAATGTCAATTCCACGACCTAAAGCAGCTTCACCTAAGTCTGCCTTATTGTGCTTTCTTGCTAAAGTCATTATGTCTTTAGCATTTTTTGATGCTGATTTGGCTGCTTCTTGCCTTACTGCATCAAGATCGATATTTTCAGACATATTATTCTCCTTAATCTGAATGGTTGATTTTAATGTTTCGGAACTAGAACGACCAACACCAACAAGACTTGACTGATCTGCAGGGATTGAGACTATACTAATTTCCATTGGTGTAGTTGCTACACGATAATAATCTTCTGGATCATCTTCGCGTTCTACTTTTTTGTCGACACGATAACCTACAGAAATATTCTGTCTTATCCCATCAACGACATCGTTAAACACTTCCGAACTCTTTTCACTTTTTCCAAAGCGAACAGATGCTCTTAATCTTCGAGCATTTTCGTCTAGTTCAACAGATTCCACAACTCCGATTTGCTTTTCCATATCGTGATCTAATAATAAAGGCGCACGACCAGAGTTTAAAAATTCTAGGTTCATATTTTCTTTTGTATGATCCATTACTTCCATTCCAAATTGTCTTTTTACAGGTTCTTCACTTGAAACACCTACACTAACAATTCTTTTTTCTTCATCTATAGCTTTTTGATCAAGCTGAATGGCTCTGTAATCTAAAGAAATAGTTTCTTTTCTTTCATCATCTTCCATCTTTTCTTCTTCTTTATCTTCATATGAATTTTCATTTTCTTCATTCATTTCTTCAGATGGCATTTCTTTATGCTTTTCAAATACAACTGTAACTGTTTCATCAGTTTCTTGCACATCTACAACGTGACGATTTTCCACTTCAGCACCTCTTTCTTTATCTTTAGCGAATGTATCATAATTTTCACTATTTGTTAAGTTTACTTCACTTCTTTCATCTTCTGTTTTCATTGGATGACCCTCTGGCAATAAATCAGTATCATGTTTGCCACTTCTGTATTTGCCATTTCTAACTGCAAATAAGAATGAATTAACTCTTGCCATTGCCCATTGCTCTTCAGAACTAACAGATGGTCTTACAGATTGTGGATTAGTGCTATATGCACCAATTCCTCTTTTATAAACTTTAGCTAACATTCCTAAAGTAACTCTTTTTGATTTAGCGCTTCCTTGTTCTTCATTATGTTCTTCTACTTTATTTTCTAAAGCAGTTACTGTTTTATCTGGAAATTCATCTTCAATGGCTCTAGTTGCATCCTCATCAATCTTGTCTAATTGCCTATCTTTATTCCTTGCCCAACTTTGACCAACATCACCACCCCACAATGCCCAAGCAATTCTTCCTGCAGATGGATAACCATCTTCACCGGGACTAAATCCCTCACCCTCTTTATCCACTTCATGCCTTGAAAAATAACTATGCATTCTTCTAACAGTTTCAGCAGATACTTCTTGTTGATTTACTAATTGTCTTGCTCTAGCAACACCAACTTCAGTTCCACCACGACCAAACTCTTTTCTCCAATCAAGACCTTTTTGTGCTTCTTTTGCCATAGCATCAGTTGGAGTTAAATTAATATCTTCGCCTTTATACTTCGCCATCATCATCTCCACCAGTTACCTCTGGTTCAGCAGGAAACTTTTGACCAAATGGCTCAAATGCCATTGATAAATCAAATTGTTTTGCCATTTCTTTATCACGATTAATCTGACTAAATGTTTCCTCTACATCACGACCATAATGTGCTGCAACATCTTGATGCGACATTATTCCGTTTTGTAATCCAACAACTGCTGCATTTATTTCTTTTAATGGGTCAATCCAATTCCAACCACGACCCCTAAAAGAAGTGTTATCGTAAAATTTGTCAAATTTACTTGTGGGGATTGGTATTGTGCCAAAATCCATTGCACTTGATAACCAATCTTTGAAGATAACTTCAGCAAAGTGTTGCACCATAAATTCTTGCAAACTCTTATAACCATCTCTTTCATCTAATGCTCCTTGTCTTATAGAACTATAATTAACAGATGATAAATCACTTGATAAAGCTGCATAACTAACATTTAATCCAGATGCCACACCTCTTAACATAGCACTTTCAAACTCTGCAAATCCAGTATTAGGATGATCTGGATCAAACATTTTCATATCATACCCGGCAGGTAATTGGTGAAATGTTCCCGGTTCAACATCAATTAATGGCATATGACCATCATGTAAATCATCACCCATAAAATCATCTGAATTAGGTGTTGTTAACATACCCATTTTAGATGCACCAATTCTAGCAGCAATAATCTCAGCTTCTCTATAAGCACCTAACATCTTTAATGTGCTAATAACAGAAACCATAAATGGCTCACCTCTAGTCATATGTGTTCTAGTTGGCATAAAAATATGGATCATTTCATCTGCAGGAACTCTTATATGCTTTTGACCTTGTGTTTTATTATAATGTCTATCACCGGGGTGACTTGTTAAAACATAATAAGCAACAGGTTTATGATAAGTATCTAACTCAACGCCCATTCTAACTTGATTGCCATTTTCAAGAACTTCGTTTTTCTTTTCGTCAATCATATCAGCTTCAACTAATTGCAAACTAAAATTGTCTTTATATCTTTTGCCAGATAGTTTTTTAATAAATACTTCACCATCTCTTGCTAATGCTTCAATCGCATATTTTTGACAATCTAACCAACTCATACGACCATCAACAGTTGGATTACCTAAACGACCCCAACTTCTCCAAGCATTTTCTATAATTGCATTTCCTGCTCTGTCTAAAGAACCATCATCATTTCTAGCTTTTACTTGAAGATGAAAACCTTTGTCACCAACAACATTTGTTTTAATTAAATTAATATATCTTTTTGCAAATTCATTATCTCTGACTAATTCTCTTGATCTGTTTCTTAAAACTTCCAGATTATATCTTAATTCACTATCTGCACTAAAAGAAGAACCAATAAAATCACCAAATAAGCGACCACCTCTTGCACCACCATAATTCCTTTTCTTCATTCTTTTTGGATTTTGGTCACGTTTTAAAAAATCAAAAATACCCATTAAAACCTCACCGAAATTGTTGCACCTGTTGGCTTACCTCTTTTAATTAATTCTTTTCTTTTATGCATAGCTAATTCTTTTTTATAATAATTTCTCCATTGAACAAGTTCATCTGGTGACATTTTAGATAAAGAACGACCATTAATAGAATAAGATAATACATCTGCATCTGCTCTACCTTGTAAAACAGTTTCAATTTTATCTAACATTATCTCTGTGTGGCTTCGTGGATCAGCATTGTTAACATCTAGGTCTGGAATTATTTCCCATTCACCAGTTGTTACTACAATCCTATTGCCACTAGATGTTTCAGTAACTTCTAATTGCCAATGGTAATGACCCTCAACATAATTAGCAGTAGCAGCACTATTAGCAGTAAAAAGATAATCACTATCTGAATTTGTACCAGATATTGTTATTTCATTAGCACCACCTGCTCTTATTCGAGCAACATATGCCATTGTGTGAGTGGTATTTGGATAATCAGTTGATAAATCTGTTCTTTTCCATTGGATAAAGTCACCTATTACGAACTGTTCTGGTTCTTCTGTAGGTGCATTGTCTGCATTAAAAAGGTTAGCCACGAATAAATCCCTTTTACAAATATTTTATTTTGTCAAGATACTATAACCTAAAATGCGATTTTGTACCATAGTTTAATTATTTCCAACCATTTATGAAACTATTACCCCTATAACGATTAGGTCTAATAGGTCTTTTTGGTGTTTCTTCTGTTGTTTTTACTTTTTCATTTTGCATTCTATCAGAAATTACGTTTAAGTTTAAGTTTAAAATAGATAATGCACCAATCGCATAAACCCTACAATCTAACGCTTCATTTCTTGTTCTAGTTTTGACAAATTCACGTCTAGGAAAACCTTTATGAAATTTTGTAACAATTTTCTCACTTGATGCTAATTGTTTAAAATATTCATCTGGTCTATCATCTGGAAAATGACAAAAACCTGCACCAACTTCATTAATCTTTAATCTTGAAAAAACTAACTCCTTAATATTATCTACACCTAAAGTAAATAGCCTAATTTTACCAATATTGTTTCTTGTAGGTCTAGACACTATTGGTCGGCTTTCTCCTGCCATACCTTTTATTGCAAATATTCTTCTACCCTCTCTAGGTCTAACAAAATTATAAACTGCTTGTGTATAGTGACCACCACTATCAATGCAAGCTGATCTAATTTGCATTTGTCGACCATCTTCAGTTTCATAAATATTTTTTAAAATATTTTCTAAATCATTCCATAAATGTGGTGTTGATGGATCACCATATAAAGTTCTATAATCGACACTCCAACTTTCTTCATCCTTACCCCAACCAACAACCTCTAATTCTAATCGATCATCTTGAACATCAATACCACAAGTCAAAAGCATTATATTTGCATCTAGCTTATCACCAAATGATTCTGCTCTTTCTGCAACTGCATAATCATCTACACGTTCACCTTGATCTTCCCAAGTTTCAGCTAAATATACATTTGTCCAGACCCTTAATGTTTCTGGCATCTTTTTGGCACTTAGAAAATCCCTAACTGCATCAGCTAATGGTGTCCAACTAGAATAAATTCCACTAATATGGAAACCTGCAACACCTTTAAATTCTTCAGTTGCTTTCCATTTACCTAATCTAACTGCTCTATATCTTTTTGGATCATCCCAAATTGAACCACATTCTTCACAAGTATAACAAGCAGTCTCTGGTTTATCTTTTTCCCAATTAACATTAGACCATTTTAATCTCTGTTCGTGATGACAATCTGGACAAGGCACATAATAAAATCGCTTATCACTTTCTTCAAAAGCATTCTCAATTCTTGATGCGCCTTTATTAGTTGGTGTTGACACCATCACGATTTTTCTATTCCAAAAAGTGGCACTACGTTTTCTAGCTAGTTGGACTGGGTCACCCTCTGAACCTGCAGATGCAGGATAGCGATCAACTTCGTCACATAACACAATTCTTATTGGTCTTGATGCTAATCCAGATGGTGAGTTAGAACCCACTAATGAAACGTGACCACCCGGAAATACTTTATGTGTTGTTGTGTTATTAGCATCTCTTGCTCTAGGGTCTTTTACTTTACCTTTTAGATTAGGTGTATCTCTTAACATTGGTGCAAGTCTATCTTTTGAAAATGATTGTGCCATTTCTAAAGTAGGTTGAACAACTAACATAGGAGCAGGGTCTTGACCTACATGAAAACCAATAACATTAAGTAACATTTCTGTTTTGCCAACTTGTGCACCTGCCATCACAACACAATCTCTAATCAGAGGATCAGAAATAGCATCCATAATTCCCTTTTGATAGTTTGCTCTGGAAGTATACCACCGACCGGGTTCAGCACTAGCTTCTGAACTTAGCCGTCTTTCTTGGTCTGCCCATTCTGTTACTGTTAGTTTTGGTGGTGGTTTCAGAACTGACATTGCTGACTTTATCGTTTGCCTTAATGCTTGCTCTGCTTCCTTTTGGCTTATTGGTGTCATATGTTGATAGTTCATCTAATGCTTCATGTATCTGTTTTTCAATTATATGTTGAATTGCACCAATGTCTGTTTCATTGGCAACTAAAGGAGCAGTCACAGTTGGCAAGGATAACATCTTTGCCCTCATAGCTGCTAAAACTTCTACCCACGAATTTAAAACATCATTGGCAGAAACTAATTCTTTTTTTGCTTGTAACAATTCCAACTCTGCAAGATCAGCATCTGCTTCCATTTTCCTTGCTCTAGCTGAATTATAGTCTGGATCGGTTATCATTGGTCGACCCATTTTTTTTGTATTATTTACTTGCATTTCCATTTTGTTAACTTTTTTTTAAAAGTCTGTCGCTAGAAAAACTTTGTG